GCGGATGGCGTCAACAATGTTCTTTTAACTAATGCGGTTTGGGCGGCTGGCGGTAAAGACGCTAACAACAACGCAGAAATTCGTATCGCAAGATAAGGGGAGTAAATATGTTTCATAAAGTACACGATCAAAAAACAATGGACGGAAATTTAGCTTACTATATTAATCAGCTAACAAACCTAGACAAAAAACTATACGAACCGTTGGTATCAATTCAATGGTCGAGAGATATTAAGCTAAGAACTGGCGTAACTCTTGCAAACGAAAGTACAGCGTTCACACGTACTTCATTTGCGGCTATGGGAGGTATGAGTTCAGGTTCAAACGCTACTGGGGGCGGTAAGTCATGGATTAGTCCTAATTCACGTAACATTCAAGGCGTAGGCGTTAACGGTGAGCTTGTAACAACTCCTTTGAGAATTTGGGGTGCAGAAGTTTCTTATACAAGTATTGAACTTGATCGTTCACAACTTCTTGGACAACAAATTGACGTAAGCAAATTTAATGCGCTTAACCTTAAATATCAAATGGATATTGACGAAATGGTTTACGTTGGAGATACAGAGCTATCTGTTAAAGGTATGTTTAACTCTTCTTTGGTTACAACTGGTAACGTTCCAAATGGTGCGTCATTGTCTCCATTATGGACTTCTAAAACTCCTGATGAGATTTTAAAAGACGTTAACACACTTATTCAAAACGCTTGGGGCGCAACTGGTTTTGCAATTTGTCCTAGTGAGCTTAGACTCCCACCTGCTCAATTTGCTTACATTTCAAGCCAAAAAGTGTCAACAGCTGGTAACGTTTCTATCCTTACATTCCTAGAAGAGAATAGTATCTCTCTAAGAGTAAACGGAACCAAATTAAACATTCAGCCTTCCAAATGGTTAACTGGTCGTGGCGCTGGCTCTACTGATCGTATGGTAACGTACACAAATGACGAAGATAGATTAAGATTTTCTCTTGCTCCAATTCGTAGAGAGATGGCTTATTACCAAGGTATCAACTTTATTTCTCCATACATTGCTGGTCTTGGTGAAGTTGAGTTTGTTTATCCAGAGACTGTACAATACGCTGACGGTATCTAAATGAAAGCTGATTTTAAACAGCCCGTTAACATTGACGGGCAAGTTTATAGCGGAGTTTCCCATATTTCCGATGACTTAAAAGGTCATTGGTATTTGTTAGCACTTGAAAAAGATGGTTTAGTTACCATTCTACAAGAACCTAAAGAAGATGAAGAAGCCGTAGTTAAACGAGGGCGTAAGCCAAAAGAAGAGGAATAGATAAATGAATTTAGCACAATTTCGCCTAGACTTTCCAGAATTTACGGACGCAACAAAATATCCTGATAGTCAGTTGACATTTTGGTCAAGCATAGGCGAAACGCTAATCTCACAAGATTTATTCGATACTCTTTACACACAAGGCGTTGAACTATATACCGCTCATAATATCTCACTAGCCTATAATCAAAAGACTGGCAAGATTAAAGAGGGATTGGTAAATGCTAAACGTGTAGGAGATGTTAATGTAGGCTACGATACTGTAAGCTCAATAGAGCCAAATGCGGGGCATTGGAATTTAACAATATACGGTCGTCAATTTATCCATCTTGTGCGTATTTTGGGCGCAGGAGTTATTCAGCTATGATTAAAGTCACGTTAGACCGATTAGCGCAATTTGGAAAGGCTATAAAAAACCTTGATAAAACTCGTGTGCTTATTGGGATACCTGAGGACAAATCAAAACGCAATGACGGTTCTATTAGTAACGCTCAAATAGGATACATTCAAGAAAATGGAAGTCCAGTTAGAAATATTCCAGCAACTCCATTTTTAGTTACTGGGGTCAGAGCTGTTGCAAAACAATGTGCTGAACAATTAAAAATAAGCGTTGAAATGCTTATGACTAATCAAAGCGTAGTTACTACAGCCCAAAATAAAGCTGGATTAATCGCTCAAAACTCAGTTAAAAAAACAATAAATGACGGTGACGGGTTTACTCCACTAAGCCAAGCTACTTTAGACGCAAGAAAACGCAAAGGCTTTAAGGGTACTAAAAGGCTTATAAGAACTGGGCAACTTAGAAACTCAATCACTTATGTTATAAGGAGCAAATAATGGCACTTGTTGACGTTACAGAACTCCTAGAAGACCCTGACTTTCTTGATGATATTACCGTTATTAGAAGACCTTATACAATTAACGCTTACGGTGAAAACGTTTTGAGTGAAGTTACCTATACCATGCAAGCAAGTGTACAAGCAGGAAGCGGTCAATTACTTAAGCGATTGCCAGACTTTGCACAGTTTACTGATGCGATTACGGTATATGCTAAATTTGACTTTCAAGCGGCTTCGCCTAACGGGTACGCAGATTTGGTAATATGGAATAGTAAACGATACAATATAAAAGTGCCAAGCGATTACATGAATTACGGTGACGGTTATACGATGGCAATAGCAACAATAGAGGCGGTCAATAATGGCTAATAGTTCGGCAACTGGTGGTTACTTAACAGCCCCCAACTCATCTTTAAATGTGGAACATTTTTTCCACGATTTAATTGTGGGGTTAACTGGGTTTGATAACAAGCTAGTGCGCCCACGTTGGCAATCAAACACACCTATTATTCCTAACATTGAGGTTGACTGGGTAGCGTTTGGAGTAACTAACGAAACAGCAGACGATAGCGCATATGTAGATGAAAATAATCTTATTCGTCACCAAGAGTTAGAAATTATGTGTAGCTTTTACGGATTAAATGCAGTTCAAAATGCAAACAATTTTAGAGACTGTTTTCAAATAGGACAAAACCGTGAGACTATGTTTAGTAACGGTTTTGGTTTTGTTGGAGTTTCAAATATTGTCCGTGCTCCTGAACTTTTAAATGAAAGGTGGTTCAACCGTGCTGATATTACAATTACAGTGCGTCAAGAACTTAAAAAAGATTTTAACATTTTAACAATCGAAAGCATAGGCGATGGAACGGTACATGTTCCTAGCGGTAATTTTATTGATGCCGAGATTATTAAAATACCAATATTAGTGAAGGAGTAATTAATGGCTGGTTTATCCGTAGGAAGATTAGTAAGAGTTTCCGTTAACCTTAGCCCTTTAGCCGCTCAAAGACGTTCTTTTGGCGTTCTTTTGATCTTGGGCGATAGTGGCGTAATTGATGGAAGCGAAAGAATTAGAACATATACAACACTTGAAAGCGTTGCGCTTGATTTTGGCACGACCGCCCCTGAGTATTTGGCGGCTTTATTATACTTTGGTCAATCTCCAAAACCAGCGACTTTAATGGTCGGCAGATGGTTGAGAACTGCGACAAGTGCATTGTTAAAAGGTGGCATTCTAACAACTGCCGAGCAAGACATGGCAAACTTCACAACTATAACAACTGGCTCTTTTAAAGTTGATGTTGATGGTGTAACTAAAACTGTTTCAGCGTGTGATTTTTCAAGTGAAACAAATCTTAACGGTGTAGCTTCTGTTATTGCTGGCAAATTGTCTCCTAGTGGTACATGTACATTTGACGGCTCAAGATTTATCATTACAAGTGCAATGACTGGTATTACTAGCACTCTTGCTTATGCGGTACCGAGTGGCAGTGGTGTGGATATTTCAGCCCTATTAAAATTAACTTCGTCTTTAGCGCTTGCCCCTATCAATGGCTTTGCGGCTGAAACGCCAGTGGACTGCGTTGCTACTTTAGCCGATAAATCAGCGGCATGGTATGGCGTTACATTTGCGGCTTCAACTATGCCAACAATCGTTCAAGCTCTAGCAGTTTCTGCACTTGTTGAGGGTTTAAGTTTGTCAAGAATTTATGGTTATACTGAAACGGATACAAGAGTTTTAGACGCTACTTATACCACAGATATTGGGTCACAGCTTAAAGCGCTTAATCGCAAAAGAACTTTTGTACAATACAGCGCAAATCCTTACGCCATTGCTTCAATGGTTGGTCGTGCGTTTAGTGTTAACTTTAGCGCTAACCGTTCAACTCTTACGCTTATGTATAAACAAGAGCCTAGCGTTGTTGCTGAAACTTTATCGGAAACACAAGCGGCTACACTTAAAGACAAACGTGTTAACGTTTATGTTAATTACAATAACGACACAGCGATTTTGCAATATGGTGTTATGAGCGGGCAAGCCTACTTTGATGAGATTCATGGCTTAGATTGGTTCCAAGATGCTTTACAAAACGCTGAGTACAATTTGCTTTATCAATCAAGCACAAAAATTCCACAAACTGACGCGGGCGGAAACTTAATTGTTAACGTAGCTAACTCGGTATGTAAAGAAGCAATTAATAACGGTCTTATTGCTGGAGGTACTTGGAACGCCGATGGGTTTGGACAATTGCAAACTGGTCAAGAGCTTAAAGAAGGTTTTTACATTTATATGCCTCCAATGGCTTCGCAAGCACAAGCCGACAGAGAAACTAGAGTTGCACCACCTATGCAAATTGCGTTAAAATTAGCAGGTGCAATACAAGAACTTGACATTATTGTCAATGTCAACAGATAAGGGGAACGAATGGCAACTTATAGTTTTTTAGACGTTCAAGCGGCTATTACTGGAACTGGCGGCTCTATTAACTTGGGAGCAAACGCAGGCGTAGCAGAAGAAGGAATTACCATTGAAGCAGTAGCAGATGCAAACACTATGACAATCGGGGCAGATGGTAGCGGTATGCACTCTCTAAGCGCAAATACAGCCTCAACAGTTACAATTCGTTTGCTAAAAACAAGCCCTACAAATGCACAACTTATGCAAATGTATCAAACTCAACGTAAATCAAGCGCGGCATGGGGTAAAAATACTATTACGGTGCGTGATGTAGTAAGAGGCGATAACATCACTTTAACAGAAGTTGCATTTAAAAAAGTACCTTCTAACACTTACGCCAAAGAAGGCGGGAATTTAGAGTGGACTTTTGATGCGATCAACACAAACAATCTTGTTGGTACTGGTATACCATCATTATTCTAGAAAGGTAATAAATGGAATTTGAAGTTAATGGCATTACATACAAGGCTAGTAAACTTGATGCAATGAAGCAGTTTCACATTGTAAGAAGATTGGCGCCTATCTTAGCGGAGATTAGCTCCGCTTTTAAAGGTGACACAATGGAGGTTTTATCCTCTATGGCTATTGCTTTGGCAAAGCTTGAAGATAAAGACGCAAACATGATTTTATTTGGATTATTAAATGCGGTCGAGCGAAAGGAACCGCAAGGAGTAGGATACTCAAAAATCACAACAGCAGATAATGGTTTCATGTATCAAGATATTGATCTTCAAGCTATGTTACAAATTGCTTATAATGTGGGGGTTTACAACTTCAAAGATTTTTTTCAAAAGCTTCCCTCGATTTCGGTCGCAGGGAAGTAGAAACAAAAAAGTCAGTAAATTGGGTTAGCTTGCCAAATGGTAACGATTGGTTAATGCGCCCAGTTTTACGAGGCTTATGTAAATACGAAAGTTTAATAGACGGAACTCTACACATAGAAGACTTTGCTTTAATGAATGATGCTTTAGATGTTCAAGACGAAAACGAATACAGATACAAGGAGGCTTTAAAATGAATGGTGAAATGATTAAGGAGTTCCTTGTTGGTCTTGGTTTTCAAGTTGACGAAAAAGGGTTATCGGAGTTTACGCAAGGCATAGCTTCAACTACAACCAGAGTGATGGCATTTGGAGCCGCTATTACTGCAACAGCCGCAGGAGTCCTTTACTCTATCCAGCAAATTGCAAAATCTTATAATGAGCTAGATCTACTTGCAACAAGACTAAAAACCACAACAGAAGCACTTGATGATTTTTTAGATATTGCTTCCATTATGGGAATAGGAGAAGATAAAGCCAAAGAAAGTTTATTAGGTCTTAATAGCGCAATTCAAGATACGGCACTTGGGATAGGTCGTGCTAAAATGGTATTTGAAAAACTTGGCGTATCTGTCAAAGATGCGCAAGGAAATATTAAAAGCACTACAGACGTTATGGCTGAACTCCAAGTTAAAATGAAAGACATGGATAGGGCGCAACAGATCAGAGTAATGGAGCGATTAGGGCTAGACCCTGCCTTAGTAAGAATGTTTAATCGTGATTTAACTCAACTCAAAAAAGATTTAGATGATATAGATAAATCTACTGGATTTGATTTAAAAGAGGCTGTTTCACAATCTAAAGCTTTTACTACTTCATGGAGGCTTTTAAAAGAACAAATAGAACTTGTGCGTATGTTTTTTTCAAAGCTTTACGAATCTATGGCAGTTAAAATGATGCCAAAAATTAGAGAAGGAATTATAAAAGTAACAGAGTCGATTAAAGAATTTCGTAATTACCTCATGCAAAATGCAGGACAAATTATGGCTTTTTTAGAGCCTTTAATTAACATTGTTATGAAGATAGCGGGGGCTTTTGTAACTCTTGCGTTAAGAGCAGGGCAAGTGTTAATAAGCTTGGTGAGTTGGATTATGGATTTAAACAACGCGACTAATGGATGGATAGGCTATTTGGGTGCGGCACTTTTAGCATGGAAAGCTTTTAACCTTGGTTTCTTGGCGACTCCTATTGGTGCAATTATAGGTGTAGGGGTTGCCATACTTGGTCTATATGATGATTTTATGACATGGAAAGAAGGTGGGGATAGCTTAATCGATTGGACTAAATGGGAGCCAGCTATTAATCTATTGATTGCCGCTATTGACACTATAAAAGCTTCTTTACGCTCTTTAATTGAAGGGGTTATGGAATTAATTAACGCTTTTGCCAAATTATTTATGGGTGATGTATCTGGCTTTTTTGATAGCTGGAACGCCGCTGGAGAAAAGTTTTTAAATACTTTAAAAAGCACTTGGGAAACAGTAAAAAATCTTGGAGGAATGTTTGCTTCTGCTGGTAGTGCCGTTCTTGACACACTAGGCTTTAGCACTCCTAATATTTCGCCTTCTGCTCAAAGTGCTTTAAACTCCAACCAATCAATAGACCAAAACACTACAATCCAAATTATGGGAAGCGATAACCCACAAGCAACAGCCAAAGCGGTAGCAACAGAACAAAATCAAGTTAACGCAAATATGGCTCGTAATTTTAAAGGGGCGGTGCAATAATGGCAGTCATTAAAAGTATAGGCGGAATTATTCCTGATGTGGTTATAGAAGAGACCACGGAGGACGTATTAGAGATTACTAAGCACCCAGTACAACAAGGCGCTACCATTTCCGATCATGCTTTTAAAAAGCCAGTAACGCTCAAAATGAAATGCTTATGGGGCGAAAAAAGCGGGGATATTAATATCACCTATCAAAAGATTTTAGATTTGCAATCAAAGCGAACTCTCATTGATGTTATAACCGGTAAGCGAAATTATAAAAATATGTTAATTGGCTCCATGTCGTGCACAACCGATGCAACTACTAATACGATTTTATCAATTCAATTTAGTTTAGAAGAAATTATTATAGTTAATGTAGTGGTAACGTCTGTCCCTGCACGATCAAGGCAAAGAAACGCTGGCAAAACTGGCGCAACCGAAAACGCTGGGCAAAAATCAGCTCAAACTGAAACGAGAAAAGTATCAGCTCTTAAAACTTTAGCAGGATAAAAAAATGGCTTCTTATTTTAAAATACCTTTATCCAACACTCCTCAACAATTTACAATTTCACTTAATGGAATTGATTATGTAATGAATTCAAAATGGAACGTAAATAGCGGGTGGATTATTGATATTATGGATGCACAAAAAAATCCTTTAGTATTTGACATTCCGTTAACTACTGGGCTTGACATTTTAGAGCCATTCCCTGAATGTGGAATAGACGGGCAAATGTTTATCTTAACCGATGGCGATGATTTTGCAATTCCAACGCTTGAAAATTTAGGCGTTGAATCAAATTTATATTTTGTATCGAGTATCTAATGCAACAATTTATTAGACAATGTAATTTAGTTGTGTCAAACAATAATAATGCTTTAGACTTCGGTCAATTTCGGGTAGTATTTGAGATTAAAAAAACAGATACACAAACACCAAACGAAGCAAATATAAAAGTGTATAATGTTTCACAAGACACAATTAATCAAATTAAAAGAGAATTCTCTAGGGTTGTGCTTCAGGCTGGTTATGAGCAAAACTACGGGGTTATTTTTGACGGCACAATTAAACAAGTTAAACTAGGTAAGGACAATGGCACAGATACTTATATGGCTATTTATAGTTCTGATGGCGATATTGGATATAATTTTTCCACAATAGCCACTTCTTTGGCAAGTGGGGCAACACAACAAAACCAACTACAAACTGTATTCCAATCTATGGGCGATAACGGCGTACAAGGTGGGTATTCTGATTTAACAAACGTTGTGCAACTTGCAAGAGGCAAAGTAATGTATGGCATGGCTAGAGATTACGCACGAGGCATAGCACAAAACAATAACTCTTCATGGTCTATTCAAGATGGGAAAATGAACGTAATACCCATTAAAAGCGTATTGCCTTCGCAAGCCGTTGTCCTTAATAGCAAAAGCGGACTAGTGGGGACACCTGAGCAGTCAAACGATGGAATTATGGTTAAATGTTTGCTTAACCCTCTTATTAAAGTAAGTGGAAAAGTTATAATTAATGAAGAGGATGTAGCATTAGCAAAGATCACTGGTAAGAAAAATGGCGAAGAAAATACCCCCGCCACTATTGCACATGATGGCGCATATAAAGTGATTAAGCTTGAATACAACGGTGATAGTAGAGGTACGGACTGGTATTGTAATTTAACGTGCATTGACGTTGACGAAAGTGCCGATAAATATTTAAAGACTAAAGGTTAACAATGGATTACAGAGAACGAGTAGGAGACGATGAAGAAAGTCTAAGAATGGCTTTTGATAGTATTCAAGCTCAAATATGGACGGCTCTTCCTGCCATTGTTGCAAGTGTTGATTTTGCAAAAATGACGTTATCGGCTCAACCCACTATTACTGGGTCAATACTCCAAAAAGATGGAAGCAAAAAAATAGTGAATATGCCTTTACTTTTAGATTGCCCCTTTACTTTCCCAACAGCTGGCGGGTACTCTTTAACTCTTCCTTTAAAGGTTGGAGACGAAGTCTTGATAGTATTTGCCTCACGCTGTATTGATGCGTGGTGGCAAAATGGAGGAATACAAAACCCTATCGAACACCGTATGCACGATTTGAGCGATGGATTTGCTATCATAGGCACACGATCACAAGCTAAATTATTTTCCAATTACAACCCAGATACAGCTCAATTACGAAATGATAATGGAGATGTGTACGTAGAAGTAGATACAAGTGGTGCAATTACGTTAAAAGCGCCAACAAGCATTACTCTTGACACTCCTAACGTATATGCAACTGGAACAATTACCGCAACGGTTGACGTTATAGGCGGAGATAAATCACTTAAAAATCACACGCATGGTGGAGTTACTAGCGGAACATCAAGCACGGGAGTACCAAACTAATGGGGATAAGATACAGAAAACTTAGCACAGATAACGATTATACTTTTGGAAATGGTTTAGCAAACTTTTATATTAACGAAATTGATGCAGTAAAACAAAGTGTTATTACTCGTCTCAAACTTTGGGAAGGTGAATGGTTTTTAGATATTATCGAAGGAACAGCTTATAAAGGGGAAGCCCTTGGAAAATACACTAAAGATACTATAGACCCAATGATTAAAGATCGCATATTAAACACCGATGGCGTAATAGAAATATTAGAGTATTCAAGCGCATACGATGGAGATAGGGTTTTGTATTCCTCCATTTTGCCACCACGCATCAATACAGCGTGAGGCAAATACTATCAAGACTTCGTCTCCAACCTTTAAAGGAAGAGTTAAAGAGTACCCGCCAGCTGTT